AGCAGTTTTAGCTAGAAAATTAATACCTCCAGCCAAAGAAGAATGGTTGGAGGAAGAAATTAACTTTTAATTATATGGAATACCAAAACAAAAAACAAATAAAAAGAGTCTATATGACTCACAAACGTAAACTTCAATTATTACACGCTAAGATATTATTCGGAGTTGTAATGTTAGCAGTAATAGTTATTGGTGCAGTAGGTACTTACACACAGAACTCAATGGCTAGTGATATTCCCGACTTAAATAAAAGAGAAGTTAGCAATCCTGAAACTATTGACCAAATGATTGATAGAATTGCCAAAGAAGAGAACTTTCAATGGGTTTCATTTTTCAAGAAACTTGTATATTGTGAGAGTCGCTATGACCAATACGCTATTAATAACAATGGTGCTTACGGAGTTGATAGAGGTCTATTACAAATTAACACTAAATATCATCCAGAGGTTAGTAATGAACAGGCTTTTGATTTAGACTTTTCTATTAGATGGTCTATGCGTAGAATCCAAAATGGTTTTCAGTCAGAATGGATGTGTAATAAATGGGTTTTAAAAGGTAAATGGTAATTCTTAATTATAAATAATATGGAAATTCCAATTAAAATACCAGCAGTAATGAATTATTACGATAAAAATGATGAAGCAAATGTAACAGTAATTGTTAAACTTGTTGAAACTTTACTCAATGAAGAAAGATATTCTAAAAAAATACTTAAAATTATCAAAGAAGCTACAGATGAAGTAAAAATTAATTTATTAAAAAAACCAGACCCACGAATTAAATTTTAACACTTTATCCACTTTTACCACTTGACAAGTAATTTATATATTGGTATAATTACTATGAAAAATTTAATATGCCCAAAAACAATCACATAATTCAAAGACCATTAGTGTCTGGAAACTCACAGGTAAAACCCTGTGGCACCTGTGATTGGGTGTTGGGCGTTTCTAGGCACCAATGGTTTTTTTAATTATATGGCTTGTCCACAAAAAGAAAACGGCTATACACCAATAGCAAATGAATTATTAGAACAATTCTTACTTTATCGTTTTCCTCCTAATACTGAAGCACCACGTCTAATTTGGCTTTACATAGCAAGAAAAACTTTTGGTTTTAGTAAAAAAGATGACATTATTTCATTATCTCAATTTGAAAAAGGAACAGGTTTACCACGAAATACAGTTGTTTATTGGTTAAATTATCTAGTTAAAGCCCTATTACTAGTTAAAGGAGTTGAACTAGATAAAAATGGCTATACTTACACAATAAATAAGAATTACGACGAATGGATACCACTAGTTAAAGCCCTTAAACTAGTTAAAGGGAGATTGTTTACTAGTAAAAGCCCTTTAACCAAAACTAGTAAAAGCCCTTTAACACACATAAACAAAAAACAATATATACAAAAACAAGAAAATTTATTTTTAACTTTAAAATTTATGAATGAAGAACTTGAATATATATATTCAGAGGTAAAACATTCTAAAAGTAAATATGGTAAAAAAACAATGTTCGTCTTAGCAGGTTTTTATCTTCAAAGTAAATGTATTCAACTTGAAAAAGACGAAAGTTATGATATTGCCCCAATTTCTCAGGGTATATCTAAATTGTTAAAAAAAGCTGGAGATGTAGAAAAAACTAAACAAATACTTTTTGATGGAGCAGAATATTTTAAACAACGTAATTTAGATTGGAAACCAATAACAATTTACAATAATTGGTATGAGATACAAAAATGGTTAAAAGAAGGAAAACCAAAAAATAATAAAGAAACTAATAAACTTAACCCAGATTTATATGAGTAGAGAAGAATACAATGTATATTTTATTTTAAAAACTGGAGAAAAATATGAAATGACAATTTCAGAGGATATTTTTGATGATTTTTGGAATAATTTATTTACTTCTATTGAAAATCAACAACAATTTTTTATTGGTTTGTATGACAATATTAAAATAACCAAAGATTTACTTTTATTTAAAAGTGATTATTTAAATACAAATAATATACTTGCTTATGGATATAAAATTATATGAATAATCCTATTGTTAATTGGAAATGGTACGAAGAATGTGCTAGAGAAATAATAAAAGAAGACCAAACCACTGGAATTTTTAACAAACCAATTCCTTGTGGATTTCCTTTACTAGATGAAATGTTAGATGGTGGCTTTAAAAAAGGTGAACTTATTATATTATCTGCTCCTACTAAACAAGGCAAAAGTACACTTGCTCAAACAATTACTTGGAATATGGCAATGAATAACAAACAATCCTTGTGGTTTACAATGGAAATGTCTTGGCAAGAACTTACTCGTAAATTTATGGCAATGGATGAAACTTATCAGGAAAATAAAAGACCTTATTCAGCACCAATTCATTATCCTATTGAGAACTATTACAAAGGTGGGGATTTACAAATGAAATGGTTAAGAGAAACTATTAGCGAAGCCATACGGACAGAGAATACAGAATTTGTAGTAATAGACCATTTACACTTTTTGTTACCATTAAAAGATTATCAATCAAATACCTCCTTTTTAATCGGTGGGATTGTCAGAGAAGTAAAAAAGATTGCGGTTGAACTTAAAATACCAATTCTCTTGATTGCCCACACTACTAAACTTGATGTTGAAAAGACTCCCACAATCAATGATATTCGTGACAGTTCATTTATTGCTCAAGAATCAGACTTTGCAATGATTATGTGGCGTATTAGAGATAAAAACGCTTCTAAGAAAACAAGTGATGATGAAGATGAAGAAAGACAAATAGTCTATACTAATAAATCTTGGCTTTCACTTGAAGCTAATCGTAGAAATGGAAGAACTGGTAGAGTTAAACTATTTTTTGATGGACACAAATTTCAATCTTGGAAAGAAGCCACAGAAGAACACGGGAAATTACAAGAAATGATTAGTGCTATATGATATTGACAAACATTCCGTGGAAAATAATTTTAATAAGTAAGTATAATGAAAAGTTCACTTTTACTTATTACAGAAGCTCAACAGAATATCTTTCATTTGATGAACAAAAATATGACTACCAAATCTATAATGAAAAAACACAGGGAGATAATAGCCACTTACATCAAATGCAAACAATGTGGCGAAATTGATGAAGAAAAAACCTGTAGAGTTTATCTTGAAGACAGCAGATATATGGTTGATTGCGTTAGATGTGGATTTAAAGAATATCTGAAGACACATCATAGCTAATCTTAATTTTTAAAAGACAATATAATAATCCAACTTTACTGTAAATATGGAGATAAATAAAATATCCAATAGGAACAGTTTTGAAATATTTAGATGGTTATATCACAATTATAGCTTACGCAAAAGGGTATTATATGGTTAGAAGAACTAATTGTTTTCCATTTATAATTTATAAAAAAGAAATTGAATTATTAGAAAAAGTAAATAACTAAAAACTTTTATATAACTAATATAACCAATTATGAAATTTAAAACAAAAATAGGTTTATTTGAAGTTGTAAAAGTACATAAAGATGAAGAATATTTTATCAAAGGAGACGAATTTATAAAACGGGTTAACAAACTATCCAATCCTGCCACAAAAGAAGATGGGGTATATCTGTTTAAACATCAAGATGAAATTCCAAAAGAGTTACATAATAGTTATTTAGTTTTTCCTAATTGGCGACACCACCGCAGCCAGCAACATGTATCGTACTTCTACTGGAATGGCAGCAGATGGTATCAGGACTGGTACGGTCTAAACGGTGGCTGGCACGACCTTTGCCTCGCATTGCGTCTATGCACAAAAGATGAAGAAATAAGAGATCTGGATTCACAGCTACTTAATACTTCTGAAACTTAATATATTTAATATATGAAATTTAAAATAACTAAATGTAAAAAAGATGGTTTTCAAGTAGGAAATATAGAAACTTTTGTAGAACAAATTGATATTTATAAATTAATAAATACAAAACCTTTTAAAAGTATAGATAAGACAGTAGCCACTATTGTAAATGGTCAAATAATTTATGTTGGTAAAGATTTTGGTATTGAAAGAAAAATAAGTGAAACAGTATATAATCCTGTGACAGGTGAGTTTATTAAAGGAAGTACCTTTACTGGAAATAAAATAGCTAATAGAGAAATGCAAATTGATATTATCTCTGGAATAATAAAGAAACTTGAAAAGTATTATAAAGAAAATTATATTTATAATAATGGTGGTAAAGAAATTACAAGAATTGGTGGGCATAAATCTTCTGGTTTCAAAGAAGCAATAAAATTTATAACTGAACAACAAACTCTTATATAACTAATATGAATGAAGCCTATATAGAATTACGAAATAAAATAAGAGAAAGAAGAAAAAATGAAGAATTAACTAAAAAGAACAGGATTACTTTAGAACAAGCCATACAAATTTCTTTACCACAGCACTGTACTAAATGCTCAAGTATAGATAATCTAACTCTAGACCACATTATTCCTCGTGATTTACTTTTACAATTCGGGGTTGACGTTGACCACGAAATAGTAGAAGAAAATTATCAAATACTTTGCAGGAGGTGTAATATTTTTAAAGCTAATAGGCTTGACTTCTCCAATCCTAAAACAAAAGAACTTTTAATTAAATTGCTTGGTAAAATATGAAAAAAACTAAACTTCTATTTCCTAAATATGCTGTAATTACAGTAAGACTAGACCAAGAAAGGATTTATTTTGGTAAAGGAAGTTTTGAAAATAAGAATGTGGGTTTTTTTGTTGATATAGATATATTTAATAGTGGCGTAGCATATTATATTCCATTTAAAACTTTAAAAGATGGACTTAGAAAACTTATAAAAAGTTTAAAAGAAGAATTTTATGTTTAAAATATGAGACCAGTAAGTGAAAAACAAAAAGAAAGATTCGGAAAATATTGTTTAATTTGTTTTAAGCCAGCAAACCAACATCATCCATTAATTTATTCAGGAAGACAAATTGATGAGATATCTGTTCCACTTTGCAAATACCATCATCAAGGAAATAATGGGGATATTTTTCAAGAGGTAAAAGAACTTACAGAATATATTGCCATAAATAGTAACTTAGAATATTTAAAAATTAATTATCCAAAATATGACTGGCAACAAAGGTTTATATATCTTAAAAGGAAATCCAAAATCAACTCAAAAAATTTATAGATATGCTTGTAGAGGAAATCATCCTTGCATGTATATGACGGCAGAGGGAAAAGAAATCAAAGAAGTGTATCAATGGGAATTGAAAGCACAAAAAGCTAAACTATTAACAGGTAATTTGCAAGTAAAAGTTAACTTATATTTTGATGATAAACGAAAAAGAGATATTGATAATCATAATAAACTTTGGATGGATGCGGGAACTGGAATTTTATGGACAGATGATGAACAAATCCAAGACTTACGAATTACCAAGAATTATGACAAAAATAACCCAAGAATTGAACTATTTGTAGAAAAGCTGGTTTAGGTGGGTAGAATACTAGGTTATTTCTTCCAAGAAGCCACTTATTCTTTGATTTAAAGCACTGTTCTGTCTTGTACGCCGAAAGATACCTTTTCATAATTTAAACGCGTCCTATGCGATTATACGCAGAAATAACTTTTTAACTAAAATGAATTTAAGAGATAAAATAAAATACTTATCCACACCCTCACAGGCTAGCCTATTGACAAAGCTAACTAGTGTGCTATAATAGTAATGTCAAAGTGATACAGTTCCCTAACAATTCTCAAAAGTGCATGGCTTGCGAGAACCAGACGGGGATAAAAGGACAACTGGAATGAAATGAACGCTGTATTATCTGACAATTATTATTAAATTAATTATATGATGTCAGACGAACTAATCAAAGCCCAAGACACACACGATTTAACAGATGAAGAAATCTGTGATGAACTTGAAAATCAACAATTCAAGTATGGTGAGGAAAGAATTAACGAAGATGAACTAGAAGCAGAATTAAATGACGAAAGAATTGATGATGTGCAACAAGGTTTAAGAGCTGTTTACTAATATGAAATATTATTTTGAACTACCAGTCTCTTTAGAAAGAGAATTCGGCTCGGAGTATAAGTTCCTATTCCCTAAGTTTGGAGCTTATGCTGACACTAAAGAGGAAGCTGAGCAAGAAGTAAAAAATTGGATTAAAGAATATCTTAAAAAAGAAAAACTTAATCATCCTGTAGAGACAGGAGAAAGCCCATTTTAATTATGTACCCAATTAGATGTAAAGAAGGTTTAACCTTTCAAATAAAATCAGCAGAAAGTAAAATTACTTTTCAACGCTGGAATGATGAAACTAAAAAATACGAAACAGCACAAACTTGGCTTAAAGGATACAATCCTAAGTTTATTTTTGAATTAGTTAATGGTGAACAATTAGAAGTATCTAAAGACCAATTAAGTCAAATGCTTTTCTCTGCTTATATGGAAAAAAAGAAAATGGCAGATTTAAAATACTTTGTTAAGACTAACGGAAAGACTGGTAAAGAAATTAAATATTGGATAAATGTTGCCAGAGATATTGACCCTGAAGTGCAACAAACTGTGGAGGGAATGTGAAAGATTTTATAGGAAAAATCAAAGAACTAGAAAATAATCCAGTGGCTTTACAGTCTTTACTCAACGAGATAACTGATGAATACGCTACTGTTTCATATAATTACGAAAAGCTAATACCTGAAATCGCCCAAAAAAAGAAAGAATTGATGGAAATGTACCCTAAGATTACTGAAGCTAACAAACGCTACGATATATCTGAAATAGGACAACGGGAGGATATAATTAAAATACGTCTTAAAACTTTGGAAAAACTTATGAGTACAATTAAACGACAACTCCAAAGCTATGCTGAAGAAGCTAGAAACCAATATTAGTATGAACTTAGATAACTTAACCTTAACTGAACTTATCTCTCTAAGAGGAAGAGTCAATGAGAGAATAAGCAGACTTAAACTTAATCTTACGCCTAAACAAAGTAGTGATAGGATGTCTTGTGTAGCTAGAGGATTAGGCTGGAAGATTTGTAAAGGCAGAGTCAAATGTGTACCTAAATTAGGTGTAGATTTTTCTAGTAATGTAAGTAAATAATATGCTAGACCAAATATTAAAAAAGTTTGACAATAAATTTAACAAAATATTTAATTTTCCAGTTGTTGTAAGAGGAGTATTGGAAAAAGATTACGAATTATTAAACACAGATAATGCCACACAAATTAAAGACTTCGTCACCCAAACATACAACCAAGCAAGAAAAGAAACGATTGAGAATGTATTAAAGTGTAAACCTGAATTAAAAATATCACCAAACTATCTTAAATTAGATGAAGTTCATAATAAATGTGAAAAACAAAATATGTTAATTAATAAAGGATTTAATGAAGGGATAAAAACTTTTGAACAAAATATTAAAACCTTAATTAAATAATTATATGAAAAAATCTAAAAATCCACAAGCAGATTTAATGAAAGCCTTAACAGAAGTTGGAGGTGAGGAGTTAGAAAAAAGATTACAGGCGATAGAGAGAATACAAAATCTTAACATTATATAGTTCTGAATTAGTTTATAAAACCTTATTAACCTAAAAGATATGAAAAAAGAAAAATGTGTAGGATGTGAAGACAATTTTTATAATGGAAATAACCCTTACAATGTAAAAGAATGCTGGTGTCTTAAAAATGCCAAAATTATAAAAAGAAAAAAAGTAGGAATAAACGATGTTCCACCTTGGGATTGGAAACCACAAAAATATCCAAGTTGTTATAGACAAAAAGGGTATGTTTTCATAAATTGTGAAAAAGAAGATAGAAAATATTAACTCTATCCCTATTAACTCTTAAAGGAAAGATAATATGCGAGAAATAAAATTTAGAGCGTGGATACCACAAGAAAAAAGATTGGTAAGAGAAGTTAAAAATATTGTATTTAGTGATGGAACTTGTTGGCTACAAAAAGATAAAGTGATTGGTGATTGGTATGATTTGGAGGATGTAATTTTAATGCAATACACAGGTCTAAAAGACAAAAACGGAAAAGAAATTTATGAGGGGGATATTGTAAGTGGCGGTGTTTATTATGGTTGGGAAAATGAGACTGGTAAAGGTATAATAAGATTTGGAGAATGGGAACAAGATGGGAGTGGACAGGAATATCCTGGTGCTAACTGTCTTGGTTGGTATATTGAACTATTAGAACAAGAATTTTGTGAAGAAGATAATACTGTCAGTTTAGTAGAAGGACAAGACAAATATAATTTTATTGAAGTTATTGGAAACATTTACGAACATAAAAATCTACTTGGTAACACAGATACGAAAGTGTAGAATATACAAAAATCCTGAATTATTAAAATAACCTCCTATGTCAACACTAGACCAATTAAAAAGTAAAATACAAAAGTTATTAAAGTTAGAACAATACTGTGAAGACAATAATTTGTTGCCCGATGACTTAGATTTTACTCTTGAAGATGTTTTGAGAGCACTAAAAGGAAAAGAATATGAACATTATATTACATTTGATGGAGATGATTTAGCTCATATCTATGAGATTGTATGTAATATCGGTGAAGATGGTAATGCAGAAATTGAGCCAGCAGGTGTTTATTGGCAACTCGGCAAACCTCTTGACTCTCAATCATCAGAAACCATTGAATGGCTAAACAAAATAATTAACTAACTTATAAAATATGGAAAATGAAAATCAACAAAAAGGAGGTAAAATTTCACCAGCTACTTCATTTGAATTTAAATATTGGGATACATTAAAACGAGAAAAAGATAAAATGTTAAAAGGAACAATTTTTAGAAAGATAACGATTGATGAAAAATTAAAATATTTAGCAGAAATTTGTAAAGCTGAAATAAATGCTTGGGAAAAATTAAAATTAGAATTTCCCAATATAGATGGTTATACTATTTCAATTAAAAATTTTGAGTATTGCGAATATAAAAAAACTAACTCACCCGAAAGGGATTAAATAATAAATTGTATGGGATACGAGCAATATACTTTTACAGTGCTTTTTAGAAATGATTTTTATGTTAATTATGTAATGGAATATAATCCGAATGAAGATAGCGGAGAATTTGATTTAATAAAATTATACGAACAATTTTTAAGAAAATTTAAAAATACTATAAACAAAGATTTTGATGGAGAAATAATAGGTGTAGAAAAATTAAGTAATAGATTAGTATTTATTAAATAACCAAAAGCCAGTTTAACGACTGGCACAAGCAGTGAGAGTAATGTGGCGGAATAGAAGACGCTAGTCAGAAGGCTCCTAAATCACTAAACATAGACTGTGATATTGCAAGGTGACTATACTCGTTCGAAAGATTAGGCTGTACCAGGGTGAGTCTGGGAACCCGAGTCAAATCCTTGCCATTACTCCACTGCTGGTGTTAGGTGTTAATCTATTTAATTATATGAAATACACAAAATGGGAATACTATATTACTATAATGGTAGAGCCTACAGTCAGTGTTGAACTTTGGATAAGAAAAAATCTCACCACTGGGAAGTGGGAGAGCAAGTTAAAAACAGTTATCTAACACGACGTTTAGTAGGATGAGAAATAGAATAAGAAACCTTACGGTATACATCTTTAGCTTTATTAACACCACGTTCTACACCTTTAGCTAATTCTAAAACATCACCAGTAGATTGTTTCCAAGGTAGTTTATTTGGGTCTCCATTTACAGTAGAAGCATATTGTTTCTGAAGATATTTACCTACATTTGCAAAATCTTCTTTATTAGGTCGAGTTGGTACATTAGTTGGAGTATTTTTCTTAATAAAATCTAATCCTTTTTTACTAACCTCTTTAATTAAATAAGGTAATAATGATTTCATATATGATTTTAACTATTATAATAATAGCTATAATTTTCTTAGTAGTAAGTAAAGTAATTATTGATTAAGTTTTTTATTTGTACCTAAAACAGTAATGTTTCTTAAAATATTACTTTTACCAGATTGTCCTAAATTTCTTAATGTTTGTGAAGCTCTTGTAGTTATAGCTGGATTAAATATTGTATCATCCGCAATTTTACTAATTCTAGACCATAATCCAGTCGCACCTGATTTTAATTCTCTTTGAGCTAATTGTGAAGCAGTTAGTTTTTTTACATCCATTGCTATACTCATTTCATTATTTAATTTTTGAATAACTGGGTCAGCAGTTTTCTCATTGATAAGTTGTCTTATTTTGTCTCTCAATTTATATTTTACAGAAGATGCAAAAGAAGTCGCAGGGTCATCAATTTTAGTCCAGAAACTATCAGGAATTAAATTATCATATAATCTTTTTGTTTCTATACCACCTTTAATATTAAATTGTTGTGGCATTCTACTAACTTCAAAAGAAATATCTTTTAATTGTTTAGGAGTTAAACGACCATATTCATTTTGCATTTGTTGTACAATATCACCAGCGGCTTCATTTCTAGTTATAAAAGTATCTGAATAATTATCAGCTCTTTGCATTAATTTTTCTCCTTTGTCTGCTAACTCTGATTTAGCTTTAGATAATAAAGTTCTATATCTACCCACGTATATTGGTTTTCCAGCATCATCAACAACTTGAGAAACTTCTTCACCAAAAGTTTTAAATCCATTTTCAATATCCTTAGCTATTTCTTTTTTTGGAGGTGCTAACTCTCTTGTATAAACTCTTCCAGCAACTCTTTCACCCATTTTACTACTAGCCACTTTTCTTAACCCAGCCCCTATGCCTTCAAAGATACCAGACAAAGCTAAACCAACACCAGCTCCTTTGAATCCTTCTTTAACTATTTCACCAAAATTTTCTTCTTTCTGTAATGCTTTTTGTACTCCAGTTCCTGCACCCAAAACAGTTCCAAATCCTAACCTACCTAAAACAGATGTACTTGGTTTTGCACCTAAAGCTGCAGTGCCTAAAACTCCCAATCCTTCACCAGCAATCTGTTTTGTTGTCTTTTGTGTCTCAGGAATAATTTGAGATATATCAAAATTATATCCTAAACTTTGACGAAGTTGATTTTGAAGTCTAGTAGTATCTTTACCTTCTTTTTTATTTTTAATAATCAATTTAGATAATTTATCGTTAGATTCATCTAATAATCTCTGACTTTCACTAGCTGCCTTAACATCTTTACTTTGTGTCGCTAAAGCACCACCTAATGTTGCACCAAAACCTTCTACACTTTTTGGAGATAAAATCTCAGCAATTCTTGGTATGATACTTTTTTTTGCTGGTTCAAAAGAAATATTTTCAGATGGTTTTTGAGAAATAATAGGAGAAACATTAGCTTTTTTAGCTAGTTCTTCTATACTTGTCTTTGGCATTTGTGGAGTAGTTGAAGCAAGAGGTTGTACTCCTGCTTTCTTGGCTAGTTCTTCTAAAGTAGGCATATTAAGAAATATAACTTAAAACATTTTTAACATATTGAGGGGCAGTAGTACCTAAAACATCTTTAGCATTACCTGCTTTTGCCAAAGGGCGTCCTGTAAACCAAGCTGAAGCGACATCTGCGTTATTACCGTGTTTAGCCAATAACTGTCCTATCTGGTATTGGGCTATTTTATCTTGTATAGCTGGATTAGACATAAATTCACTTTCAGAAACTACTCTACCTAACGCTTGCTTGCTCCAAGAAGGAAGATTGCCAGGCATTATTTGATATTTACCCATAGCTCGTTGACCTTTGTATTGTCCCTCGGTTACTACTGGACCTCTAGCATTATAATTTCCACCAGACTCGTATTGTCCTATTGCATAACTTAATTGTTCTGGAGTGCCTTTTAATGAGGTTTGCTCCTCATTATTAAAAGTTATTCCGCTCGCTTCCATCATTTTCTTTACTCCTTCCTCACCATATTGGCTAACTGCCTGCTCATAATTAACTCCAGTACCTAATGTTTCCCATTTTTTTGCATAATCTAATTGTGATTGATTCACTCCTGGTGTTGTTTCAGCTTGGGAATAATTAGTTAAAAAGATTGTTGGGTCAGTTATTCCAAGAGCCTGCATTTTTCTAGCTTCTTCACTATATTTATTGTTATATTGTTGACTTATTGCACTATAACGTTGATTAATAATATTCTGAAATTCTTTTTTAACATTTTCAGGAAGTTTACCACCAGCTTCATTAAATAATCCATTAAACTTTGCTAATGCCCCTAAGAAGATGTTGCCTGAGGAAGCACCCATTGCGTATTCACTTTCTCGCACAACAGATGTTGGGTCAAGAGCTTTCATAAAATCATATACCAAAGCAACATCTTGTGGTCCAGATACTTTACCTTCGGCTAGCAATCTATCAATACCTAATTTCTTATTCTGAACTTCATTATATTGTTTAACAATAGGAGATGAATCAAAACGTGAGCCTAATCCATTACCAATGGAAACTAAACTAGGGTCAAGACCAGCAATGGAAGCTTTTTCAGCTCTTGCTTTACGATTGGCATCTTCATTTTGATATTCAGTAAAAGATTTAGGAGTTCTACCAGCTGCTTTTTCTTGTTCCACATAGAACTGATATTCTCCGACAGTCCCAGAATAAGAAGGTGTTTCTGGTTTATTAGGAGCTTGATAAATAAGTTTACCAGTATTTGGGTCAATATATGATGCACCAGCGGAAACTTCTACTCCAGATGGTTTTTCAGTTGTTTTACCTAGTTTATTGTAAACATCTCTTGCTCCTTGACCATAATATTTTTCAAACAGAGAGCGAGTAGCTTCATCAAGATATTCATAAGGACTACCAGATTGAGCAAGTATAGTTGCTTTTTGTTGTGCATCAGTAAATTTAGTTTTCTCATCAGCAATATATGCATCAGCTAGAGCTTTTTTACTAGCAGCATTTTCATAGGCTGCTTTGATAGCAGCACGAGCATTTTCTCCACCTTTTGACCTTGCAGAGGCTATTTCAGCATTCATTTGAGCATTTATAGCATTTTCAATATCTGCGTTTGCCTGTTCAACAACATCTTTTTCAGCAGCAGCAAAATCTGAACCTGCCCCCCCTCTCACAGTTGAAATAGCAGTTCTTTGTTTAACACGTTCACCGCCAGTTTGTCTTGCTTTGGCAATCTCACCTGCATAAACTCCTTCAATAGCCTTAATTTGTTGGGCGATTGCATCTTCTTCAGCTTTTCTTATAGCTGCTTCATCTATTACAGGAGCTGTTGGAGCAATATAAGTTGGAGCAGTAGTATCAATCCTAGGATATTTTTCTACTGTGTCTGTAGGGACAATTGGAACTACAGGAGTATTTGGTCTCTTGTAGTTATAATCTTCTTGAAATATTTTTGCAGATGCTTCATCTGTTTCTTGACCTGTGAAAGGATTTATTGCCATATATAAATAAGTTAATTAATTCTCAATTCACTCCACAAAATTTATGGAGTGAGGGAAAATTAAGGATTGTCGTATTTTATTAACAATTCTGTACTTGAAACAGCCAATCCTACTTTACGAGATTGTGAACCAGCAGAAGTAGAAATTGCTCCTGAAGTATTTGAAAGGTAATAAGTATAACCAGCAGAAAGTCCAGTTTGAGTGTTATCAACACCCGTCAGATTTACAGTGACTGACTGTGAAGAACTTGCAGAATTGGCAGCGAAACCTACGAAGTTATTAGCAAATTCATTGTTGTTAGTAGCATTAGAAGTATAAATTTGTCCAGCAGTTGAATTTAGTTCATAAATTTCCCAATCAGCACTACAATTATCTGAATGAAGATTATCATCACTATCAGACCAAGAAGAACCAGAATTAGTTGATAAGCCACCTTGTCCAGTCATTGCTCCTGTATAAGATAATGTAGCACCATATAACCAAGTATTCATTGTTTCAGAGACAACGGCAGTTTTGCTTTCTATATCAGAACCAGTTGGTAAATTTCCTGAGTTTGCTCTTATTGAAACTTTACCAGCATTGCAAGAAGCATCACTGCATCTAACAACTATAAAATATAGAGTATCTGGAGAAACTGTGACAGGAGATGTAAAAGTATAATATGTTATACTTGCTCCACCACCTTGCTGGCACATTCCTATTGACTTTATGCTTTTAGCACTAGGAGAAGTTCGAAATTGCATAGCCCACCATCTAGTATCAGAAATTGTGCTACCTGTGCCACCGCTAGTTTTATTAGCACTTCCACTTAAAAAATTAACTGCATTACCAACCACTAAAGCCTGTCCAGCAGTAATATTTTCACCAGCCGTGAAAGATTTTTGTAGTCTTGGAGGAGTTCCAGTTAAAGTAGAAGCATTAATCCAACTATTTACATATCCACTCCCATCAGCAATCGGTATCATACTAGCAGTAGGAGTAGAGGTGGCAATCTGACTTACTATTGTTGAAGTAGAAACTGCAATAGCGTTGTTTGTGTAAGTGAGAGCATTACCAATAGCTTGGTAATACTTACCTGAAGCATCAAAAGAACTACCAGTAGTAGAGGAAGCATTGATACCTACTTTCTCTGGAGATGTTCCTAAGCATTGTAAACCTAAAGATGATGATACATTTGCACAAGTAAAACCACCTGCACCTACTTGGTCAACATAATATTTAGTTGCAAGTTGACCATCTAAAGTTGGTAAAATAGTAGAAGTAGTATAATAAAGAAATGAATCAAGACTTTCTAAGCCACTTAATTGACGATTAAGACGACCTAAAATAGGATAGTTAGTCATCTTAATAGTAGCACCTTTACGATGAGCTTTCTTTAAGGCGGTAACTTCAGTTTTACCATCTGTTACTGAAATACCTCTTTGTAATCCAGTTACTGCTGTACCAGAAGCCGTACCAATAACAAATTCTTCTAAAGTAGTGCCTTCATCAATTATAAAACCAAAAGTTCCTGATAAAGCAGTACCACTTTTATCAGTACCTCTGACTAGCGTAAGAGTGGTTTGAGAAGCAGTGATTGTATCTTGTAAGTTATCTTCATATAAAGCAACTACATCAAGTGAAGCTATACCTAAAGTTCCTCCCCTTAAAAAGGATTCTAGGATATTATTTTGCTCTACAGTGCCTTTATAGTTAGAAATTCCATAACTATCAGCTAATGATGCCCTAACGCTTACAGTGGGCAAATCTAGCCCTTGGGAAGCATACCAATCATAAAGTGAAGCAGAAGCTACACCTGAAGTAAGAACTCCTGCCAAAACTGCCAATAAAACGAGATATTTTTTCATAGATTAAATATTATATTTTTTAGGTATTTTTGTACTTGTTGGGAATATCCCAAAATCTTCATACTCAGTTATTGAAGCATAGCCTATATTTTCAGAATTATCTTCATTTACGGCTTGAACTACAAATTTTAACTTACGTCTTTCAAATTTAGGACTACTAAACCTAAATTCGGTGTAAAATGGATAAGCAATTATTCCTGCTCCACCACCACCTACTTCAAATCTTCCAATCGTAGTTGCTCCTACTGCTACGCTTTGTCCACCATCAACATAATCACCTGAACCATCAATACAACCGTCTGGATGTTTGTCATCTATTACTAATTGGTAACCAGAATTATCAAAATTTTGATAAACAAATATTTTTTGGCTAACTCCAATTTCACCTCTTACTCTTAATCTTTTAGTCTTTTTAAGTCCCTTAGAATCTAAATCATCATCTTTACTTTCCCAGCTTGCATCTATGCCAAAATTATCATCATCTGTGCCACTAAATAAAAGATAAACATTTTGAGAAATTGACTCCCCTCCGACTAATGAACCATCAATAACTTCCAAACGAGATAATGACCAAGCTATTTTATCAACAGAACGATATATTTTATGAAACATAAATAGTGTATCATTCTCTGAAGCATCCGCAGAGCGACCAGTAAAACAGACATAATCTCCCCAGCCAACCATATCACATTCATCAAAATAATACCCTGATAAATCAATAGCATCAGTTACTAATTGTGGCATTACTACTCCATTAGCTTCCATTGGTTTAACAACTCTTAACTTTGGTTCATTTTCAGTAGAATCGTCAATGAAAAATATACCTTCTTCATCTTCCCATAACCCTCTCCAATAAGTAATACCTGCTCTTTCAGAAAATACTTTATTTAAAATTGAAATGTCGTCATCACTCAAAGTAAGTTTGTAAATTCTTCGTCTTTTAAAAGAATAAATCTCATTAGAATAAACTACCACATTTTGAATTGCATCGCCACCTTCTGATTGTTTTAATGTAAATCCTTCTCCTGCTCCTCTAGTGCCACTTTTAGTAAAATCAAAAATTCCGTGTACTGTTGCATTCTCCCAGAAGTAATTAGAAGTAACAGTAACTGCTGGAGCAGCAAAAGTAATTGAATATGCTCCTGTAGCGTAGTTAATTGTGCCAGTACCACCAGCCGACCCAGTTAAGGTTCCATCAAAATTATCTCCAAAAGTTTCTGTTCCATCAGTAAAAGATACATTAAAACAAGTTCTTTTTGCTCCACTAGCTTTAAATGCAAGTGTACCTGTTCTAGTAGCACCTGAGCCAGCTATAGCTTCACTAGTTACAGAAGTATATTGGTCTCCTACATTCTGGTCATCAATATAAGAGCCGTATAGTGTTGCTGGGTCTTGTGGAGACCACATAAAAGAACGACCACGTTTTATTTTTAATTTTCCCTTAACAGGTTGCTTTGTTGAATCATTTTGGTCAACTGAAATTTCATTATCAACCATGACTTTATAATACCCATCAGTATCGGATGACATTATTAGTTGAGAACCTGCCAAAGAACGATAAGGTTCTAATTGGTGTGCCTCATTAGTTAAACTTGACTGGATATCCACCCATAAATCAGTTGTAGAATTATAATATTGTAATTTACCACCAGAGGTTGTTCTATGTAGAACTTGTGTCCCTATTCCAGTATAACCTACTTTTAAACCTGTTATTTTACCAGAACCTGTGATTTCTTCTCCTAGTAATTTACGTCCTCTAGTTAGTTCAATCTTATCTAATTTAGTAAGAAAATTAGACGAAGCAGAAGCTGCTCCTCTAGGAATTTCAGAAGCCTCATATTTATCTACGATACCAGACTTAAAAATAGTTGTTTTAATTGAACGATTACTCATATTATTCTGATAATTCAATTACGTCACTTCTATAATTACCATAAGACATCAAATCAGGTATAGAAGTATTTTGAGCAGACATTTTTAATTCAGCATCCCAAGTAGCCATTAAATTATACAAACGTTGATATTCTACTTCCATTTCTGCTGTCCAACTATCATTTTTAGAACCTACTTCTTGATAATAGAACATTTTAGCTGCTTCATAAGCTACTAAAGGATGAAACGCTTTTTTAAATCCAGGGATAGTGGTCTCTAAATCTGTGTCTTCTAAAGTAACGGTGAAAGCATTATCTGGTTCATAAATATAATCCCAATAAATAGTCTCAGCAGAAGTAGGACTGTAAGTTAATTTAATAGTTAAAGTTTGCCAATCAACATAGTATCTAAAAGCACTATCTTTAAATAATCTTCTGTCTTCACGCTTAATAGGTAAAATTTGAGTTGAGCCAATCCAAATTGGCAAAGGTTTTAAAAACTTAAAAGGCAATGCAACATAAGTAACACCAACAGAAGTTGTCTTTGTGTCATCACTCTTTTTCGCAATTTCCCAAGGTCTTTTAATCCAAATAGCATTAAAAGAATTATTAAAAAATGTAAATACAGAAGATTGTGATAAATTTGTATCATCTATTAAATCTTCATATAAACTCTTTAATTCATTAGGTGTCATATTTTTTAATTAAGTATTCATCGTGAGGCAATACCATAGTACAGTACCTATTTTTGCCCCACAGGAATATTTAATTCCTCCACTCATTCCTTACCTATTAACTGCCGTCGCCCTGTTACGGAATCAACCGCTTCATTAATAGTTCAGGAGTAAAGCAGTTATTTAGCTGAAAGCCCAAGTTTCTTTGTGGCTACCACAGCACCACCAGTCAATACCGATAAGATACTTTGAATTAACAACCCTAGATTATCTGAAATTACACCACTTTGCATTAAATATACTACCACTAGAGCTAAGATGGACATTATTACTGATTTCTTTCCATCTAAGAAAGTTAAAAATTTAGTCATAGGTCTGGAAAATATCGTCCCCAAAGTGTTTTGAGGTCTAAGTTAGGATTTTTAGTTTGTTGTAAGATATACTTTGTCTTTTCTCTAATATCCATTGGAATATCATTAATTGTCATCTCACTTCCCTCTTTTACTTTGACTAAGATATTCTCTACATCGTGTATTAAGGTTGAAGCAGTACCGCCTAACATAGTCATCAAGGCTTCGTCAGGTACATAACGTTTGGTATCAGAGTCAATGTAGTAAACCTTATTTCCGCTCTGCTCTAATACACATCTTCCTTGGTTGATTGAGAGCCAGCCCAGCACATTCTTGGGGAGGTCAGTGTTAAAATATACTCCATATTTACACAATTTGTTAAAATCTTCCCATTTTACATAAAACGCTCCGTTATCACCATATAGCTTTGAATAACTATTTATCAATTTAATTACTTTAAAACTGTGATAATCTGTATCATAATCTGCTGCAATGAAAGCGTGACCCCCTACCAAATATCCTTTATTTAATGTAATAATATAAAGGATAACTCCACCTAATTGCCTAGCTTTAAAATGCAATTTAAACAATATTTTTTTCCACCAAGAAGTTTGCGTTACCCCTAATACATCAGAAACACCTAGACCTGAATTATTATACCCAGAGTACCAATCTGCTCCAGTGTGTCCCATCCTACCGTTATCAAATTCTTCTAAAACTTTATCTAAACTTGTAGTTGAATAGAAACTATCAATTTTATGTTCAGCTGCTTCTTTAAAACTTTCTGGCGTAAGTTGTCTTGAGTCAGTGAAAGAATACCAATCTTGATTACAGTCTATCTCTCTTGTTCTCTGTGGGATACCTACATCTTGAAGTGCTTTTTGTCCAAAAGATAATGATGTCCCATTTATAGAAAGTTGTTTTTTGTCTCTTAAATATGCAGCCAGCCACTGATAATCCAATAAACATCCTTCATCAACCTCTTTTATACCAATCAAACTAACAAGCACACAGATATTTAAACCCTTTTGGTCTTTGATTTCCAATAGTTTGGAAGCATTATTAGTGCGAATATTCTTTGGTGAATAAGAACCAAAAAAAGACCAACCTAAAACATAATCATTCGTATCTTGTAAATCTGGGATAAAACCACCTTTAAACTTCCATTTGTGATATTTCTGAAGTAATTTTGGGAACCATCCTATTGGGTCTAGTATAGGCATACTATTGAAATAAATAATAAAATTCTTGAGCAAAATAACCTACAAAGAATACGAATACACAAAAGATAATCCAAGCCACTAATTTAAGTATAAACATATTGTTTTGGAATTTGTATGAGAGACGGCTCATACTCCGTTGGAAAGAACGAACTGGAGTTCCTGCTCAATCTCCTTCACCTGCTCGGAGGGAAGAAAACTGGCAAGAGCGTCCAGGAAGTAGCCGAAGCGGTCTCTTTCGGTGAGGTTGACCCCACGTTCAGAGATGGCTTTTGCGTACTGGCGGTAGTAGGCTTGCACGATTGGGTCGTCCTTTGGGTATCGTCCCTCAGACCTGAACGCGACGGTCATTTTTGTCCTCGCTTTCAGCCCCACAGGCAATACAGCGCTTGATTTGCTGTTTCGTCTGGGTGTCGTACCCCCTTTCGTGGAGATGTTGTCCCTTGCACGTCTTGCACTCCATCGGCGAGACCAGCACGTACTTCTTCATCACCACACCTTCTGCGGTTTCTTCTTCGACTGGTTGGTCTTGCGGATGAGTACCTTGTACTCACACTTCTTGCACTGGCAGACGTTGAACTCTCCCTCCTCGTCTACCTTCTTGAAGTCTGTTGTCTCACGACAGCGATGGCAGTACGTCACGTACCACACGTTTACCTCCTCTGGGTTGATTTGCCCCATATTGCCCCCTACAATAGCGACAAACCATTCTATGTTAACCACGACTTTTATGGTTAACGTATGTTAACTATTTAACGAATAATTGTATGATTCTTGGATAATTTCCTAAAAACTCCATAACTCCTACTAGTGTAGCTAACCCTGCAGACCAGTAAATAATTTTCTTTTCTACAACCGTTAAGCGTTTCTCGTGGTCTTTAACTGTTCCATTAGTATAATCTTGTTTTTGGTGAGTTATCTTGAAACCCTCAGTAATTACTACATCTTGTTTCCCTAAGTGAACCTTAATATCTGACAGATTATTCATTATAGCTTCATTGATTTTTTCTTGTTTTTCCATAAAGCGTAATGTTTCAGGAGCTGGTGAATAATGATTGCCATTAGGATTTTCTTTATAATATTCTTGGTGTTGTTCGTCTGGTGTCATAAATTTAATTAGGTTAATGAGTTGGCTATCCCGTTGTGACTAAGGTAGCCAACCTATAAACTAATTAGCTACTAAATAACCTGTTAACCAAAACTTAACTAATAACGCATCAATTCCGCTTGCAGGAACAGCAACTTTCAAACCAATGACCTGTCCAGAAGTATACACATTGGCTGCAGCCCCACTACCGAAATTTACTGTTGTGTATTTATTTGCTGTATTTATAGTTGGAGCTAAACTCTGAATATCACTATAATTTGGTGCAGTACCAATTTGTGAAGAACCATAACTTACCATACCAGGATTTGTTGATGAAGTAATCAAAAAGTTATAAGTCATTGGATAAAATGTATATCCAGTAGGTACTGTGTAAACAGTGGAAGTTGTATCAGTAGCCATCAAATTTATGTTAGCAGTCATTGGAGTAGCAAAGAGTTTGTATTCATTGTTATCAGTTATAGCAGTATCAACATAAGTTTTTGAAGTAGCGTCATTAGTAGAACTTGGTGTGCCTACTTTAACTGGGGCAGATGAGAAGTTAAAAGCTGAAGAAGAAGTATAATAAGCTCCAGCCCCATCTAATTTTAAGTAAGTATAAGGAGTGCCGCTTGTAGTTTCAATCTTGAATAAAGTGTCTGTTTGGTCTAGGTCATTTTTGTCAGCATTGTATTTAAATTGAAAGCCATTTAAAGCATTGGCAGGGTCTGTACTAGTAGTATATTCAAGTAAAGAAATTGCTCCAACAGAGAAATCAACAGGACTTTGTTCGGTGGCATTAGGAGCCATAAATACAATAGTAATCTCGCCACTAACTGGACAATGAACAGTTAAACCTCCTTCTAAAAGGTCAATATCTTTCCAAGAGCCATAATCATTATCATCAAAGTTAAGAGTTCCAGTTGTTGACTGTTCTGGGAAGTTTCTTATATCAATACCTGACACATCATACCAATTCATTGATTTACCATCAAAAGATTGAGTGTATGTAGATGTTGAACCATTTAACAATATTCCGTATCCATAAATAAACCCCATCATTTCACTAGCGTTCTTGTAGGAAAAACTAAGGTCTAATAGTTTACCTGGAGTACACGAGTTAGTCTGGTAGATATATTGTCTGTAATCAGCATTGTTTCTGCTTGACTCTTGGTTAGATTGGTAAAATCTAGCGGCATAAGTTGTGGTTGGAGTATCAGTTTCTTCCCTATCAATAAATATAGAATCCTTGGTATTAGTCGGAGTATCAAAACTTTGAATTGTAGTGGAAGAAAAATAAATCCAATCTTGTAAAGGATTTGTTACTGTCGGATTTTCATCCCAAGAAGCGAACCCGCCATCAATTGTTGAATTTACTCCATCAATTAAAGTCTGAACATCATCAAAAACTACTTTATCACCAGTTGTTCCAACAGGAATTAAATAAACACCAATTTTACCAAATCCAGCTAGAGTTGTGGTGGTAATCTCACCAGTATAAGTAGCCCAAGAATCTGTTAAAGTAAAGATTTCAAACTGGTCTAGGCTAGATGGACCGCCTTCAATTTCATCCCAGGCATTAGTTGAAAAATTGTATGCGTAAGAAACACATACCTCTTCCTCACCTTCGCCAGTACAAATATCTGCGGTGTATAAAATAGCGACATTAGAAGCACCTAATGTTCTTTTAGCTTTGAAAATAGTCTGCAAGGTTTCTTCATCAGCGGTAGCATCAGACCTATTAGCAATAAAGTATTGCATCTTATAACCAGGGAAGAACTCACTAGTACCAATATCAACTGATAAAGCATACCCTGTATATCCAGAAACTTTAGCAAATCCAGAAGTAGCCGCAGTATCACTTAAAAAATCGTAAATTTCCCAATAATCTGGAGTTTCAATAGTATTCCAATTATCAAGATTTCCATCAGTTAAAAGTTCTTCGGTGGTAGTCGAATAAGTTGTTTGATTACGAACAGTTGGGTCATAAAAGGTTGGGATTGTGCCTGTGGAAGCTGATATGGTATCAATCTCTAAATCAGCAGGAATATAATCTTGTAAATTTGAATAACCTAAAGGCTTCCAACCGTTTGGGTCAACAATAGCATTTACTGGTAATCTGTGAGGGTCAGTATGCCCGAAGTAATGTTGCATTGCAGGTTTCCAGTTAGCCCCAAATACTTTTAATGGAGCATCTCCTTCCTGTATAACATAAGCATTTGCAGTCAAGGTGACTCCTAGCAATACTACTAATGAAATTAAACCTACGAATATTCTCTTCATATTTAATCTTGGTTAACTGTTGGTGAAGTAAATAAAGTTATTGATTCAGCTATTTTAATTTTACAATTCCTTATATATGCAGTTCCACTAGTACCTACTTTTAAATAAACTTTTATAATATCATTACTTTTAAGATTAATTAAGTTATTTGATAATTCTCCATAACTTAAATTAACTCTGCTATTCGTTGCAACCGAAATATCATTAACTCTATAATCTACACCAGCTAATTGAAAAGTAGTAGTATTTTTTAATTCACAACTAATTTTTATATTACCATTACTACTCATTGTAAACTGTTTTTTTAATTGATAAGAAGTAGATGTTGTAGTTCTTTCAGTATTAGCAGAAGTAAAAATATTATTTCCTGCAGTATGTATTTTATGTTGTTGTTGAATAGGACCTAACATATTAGTTTAAAGCACCAATTAAATACCATGTGTCTGTGTCTGTTTTGATTAATTGTGCGCCTGCGTATTGAACTCCAATAGCATATAAATTACCTCGTGAATAAAGAGTCACGCCAGTTGAGGTAGCAAAACTAACTGAACCAGAACCTACTTGAAGAATCTCTAATTCTGTGCCTACTGGAATAGTAGTAGAGGCATTTAATGGAAGTGTGATAACTTGGGCTGAACTAGAACTCATTAAAATAATATTATTTAAATTATTTACTGATAAAGTATAATTGCCTGTTTGGGTATTTATTACTTTAGTTATATTATAACTAAGATTAGAATACGCAAGATAATCTTGTTTTGAAAAATAATTTAATCCAACTGTAATTAAGATACAAACTATAAAAATAATAATATTCCTTTTCATACTTTAAATAAATTGATTAATTCTGTTAATTCATTTACTTTTATATTTATTTCATCAATTTCATCCTGGTGTCTTCGTTTATTGTTTCTTAACATTTCTCTCTCATTAACTAGTTGTTCTTTTGATATTAGATTTTCTCTAACAAGTTTTTTACCTTCTTCTACTTGAAGATACTCTTTTTTATTTATGGTTACTATGTTCATATAATTATTCAATCCAACCCCTTAAAACTATGGAAGCGACGCCAGAGGCAGTGGCGACACCACTTATTTTAATATCTGTTTTAGCAGGAAGTTTTGTTGGAATTTCAAGAGGAATAACGATTGTAGAGTTTTGCATTGCTACTTCAGTATAAGCATAGAATATTCCGTCAGTTTGAAACCGAGTATCTGGTTCTATATTAGCACGAGTATAAAGTCTAGCGTATTCTTTATTAGCGTTACCTGTAGTTGAATATGAAGCAGAATATTGAGTTACATATACAGTTTTTCCTACAGGGACAGTATAAATTGAATTTCTTGCTCTGGTATATTTTGCCTGGATATAAGAATAAGTATTTGCACCACCAGCTATTCTTAGAGAAACATTACCTACTGTATATTTTAAAGAACCAGCACCAATTATTCTAAATGAATTTACTCTAAAAAAATCAGTATTTACTGTATTTACAGCACTTAAACCATTGAGTATCACGATTTCGTTTTTTTCATTATAACTTCCATCAAGATAATTAATTTTAACAACTTGAGCACCAGTCGCAGCAGAAGTATCAACAATATTATAAGCTCTGCCTGAACCTGTCCCACCTAATGAAAAACCTCCTGATATTGTTAGTTGAGTAGCACTATCTACTGATGACACATAACCCCATTCTGGAGTTGTTCCTGATTTATCCAAAACAACACAATCACCTATTGCTACTGCTGTTGCCCCAGTAAAGTTAGCCCCAGAGTCAATTAAAGTTGTTGTAGAACCTCCTGTTGATGTCCCAGATTTAATTGAAGTACCTGCGTCATTAGCACTACTTGAAATAACATCCCATTGACTAGCAGTAGTAGGCCAAACATATACTCCTCCTAAACCCCACACATCACTTTCAGTGGTATTCATTGTCGGAGTAAAACCAATTTTTGACCAAGAACGGTGATTAGCGACATCTCCTTCCCCCATTGCTTGATAATAAGAACGAGAAGTAAGTGTATTATCTTCCATTAATACGCCTTGTGCTACCCCGTTAGAATCTGTTATTTTTGTTGATTGAAAATATGACATATTAAATTATTCTCCATTGAGTACCATTAGAAATTAATGTTGTAGCATTCCCCGTCCCTACTGTAAGTGAAGTGTCAGAACCAGTATTTCCTATCACACTGGCAGAAGAAACTGTGATATCTCCTGAACTTGAATTAATTATAACATATTTTTTACCAGTAACAGAAGCAGTTGGTAAGGTAATAGTCTTACCACTTACAGAAAGTTCTATTACTTCATCAGTAGTTTGGGCGGTGTAATTATCAGTCTTTATAGACAACGGTGAAATAACTGGCATATGAAGCCCGTCTGTATCAATATATCCTCTTACTGAACTAGCATCTGCTAAATCACCAACAAAAAAGTAAATTTTCTTAGCACTATTCCCCGTACCTACAAAAGTATCACCATCTACCCCATAAGCTACAAAACTATCAGGAGTAAAAAAAGCATAACTAGCATCTGAATAATTTGTGCTATTAAGACCAATTTCACCATAATTTGTATCAGAGTCGTTTAAAAGAACTAAATCAGCACTAGCACTACCACCGTCATTTACATTGATTACATTAACAGCGTGGTATCCATTCTGGTTACGAGTAAAATAAGCTGAAGTAAGAGCATCAGTGTTATCTGCAGTTGGGTCAGCACCAACTTTAAACCATTCATTCACTGTATCAATATCAATAACTTTATAACCATTTGTATTTTCAATAGAAAAAGCTGTTTCTGAATCTACTCTAAAAATATTATCTCCTGTAAAAATATTATCTAAATCACACCAAGCTACGAAAGCTAAGTCACCATCTCCAAACACTATTATTCTATTTCTTTGATTATCCGCCATATTATAAAAGTCCAGGGATTATTGTATTATCATCTACCTTTTTTTCAGTCATTTTTAAAAGTTCTCCGATTGTTCCATCACCATAGTCAACCGAAGTGTTAGCAGTAAAGAACGACAAAGGAGAAATTGAATTGGCGTAAAAAGGAGTAATCGGAAGTCCATACAACCAGTTATCTAGAGAACCAGAGTTAAACGAATGACCTGAGGGAAGCTGAACATCAGCGTCATCCCAATAAATATAGCGGTCAGTACTTGTAGCGTCAGTCATACCTGAAAGTGTAATAGTGATACCACCAGTAGTTGTTTTTGGAGTAATAGGAACAGGAAGTAATTGCCAATCAGTATGAGAAGCGGCTGTGCAAGAAGCAGTCTGGTCTACATCATAAGTCACAGTAAGTCTAGGAAGTTGATAATCAGTACCAGCATAATAATTAGCATTGTTAATCTTAACCCAAACATTAATAGACATTGTCTTGTTTTGGATATTACCAGTTGGTTGCCCTACTGTTGAAAAGGTAGCTTGTTCTGTTCCACTTAACGGCTCCATTCTTAAGGCGAACCCCCCTGCTGTACGACAAGTTGTATCAGCAAGACCTGTACCTGTTTTTACTAACTTACCGAAAGTATTTATAGTGTAATCAATGTCCGTTGTATCGTTCTCGCTTTGTACACTTAAACGTGTGCCTACTACTGTATCAGCGAGATAGGTTTCATCAAAGGTTAAAGTTCCTGTTGGAGAATTAAGTACATAACTTATTAAAGCGGAATCAGCAAATCCTACATCATAAGTATTACTTGAAAAAATTGAATCACTTTCTACACAATTAACAGTTACATTCGCAAGAAAATTAAGTCCGTATGTACACTTAGAATAAGTATTATTTTGAAGTTTAACTGGATTTACAAATTGTCCAACTGCTACACCAGCTCCACCCCAATAAAGATTATTATAATGTTCGCAACTAAGTCCGTGCAAAATCATTTGAGCGTATCCAGCTGAACCATTTTCCCAAGAATTATTATAATTTCTCCATTTTGCATTTAAAGAACCATTACCACCTGTTACATAGTTAGTCAATTGTGTATATTTACTTAAAATACGATTATCGTGAACATCAAAATAACCAGAAGTAAACCCTGAAGAAGAGCGATAATAAAGATACTGATAAGGGGCTAATCTCCAATAATAAGTTTTTGTCATTTCTGCTCCATCTGGTGGAGGTAAATAATAACCTAAAATTGCATTACTTGCATTATATGTAGCAGGACAGACTAAATTATTAAATAAATGTTTACTTCTGTAAGCTGTTAAAAGAGATGCTAAAAGATAATAATAATTAACTCCAGCCTGGTAAATAGAAAAATTATAAAGGTCCGCACCTTGTAAAATTAAATTTGCTGGATTGAACAAATAATTAAATTTATATCCATACCCAGAATACATCTTAACACCGTGATTATCTAAACGCATTACTGTTGCTCCGATTAATCTATTATAAGAAGCAATTGTTCCTGTTAAATTAATCGTGTTTCCAACAACACTTGAAACAGTATATACTGTTGTGTCTCCTTGCCCCAAAACATCTTGCTTACCTATAACTATTTGGTCTCCATTTACCCAGTCAACAGCATCAGCAACAGTTAAAGAACTTGCACCAATATCAGCTTGAGCAGTAAGAGTTGTGTATTCAAATTTTGGTTTCTGCCCACAAACTATAAAAGTAGAACCGTGTTGTGGAGTATACGAAGCATTTAAAGATGGACTATGAATTGCCCCGATAGACGAAGAGGTAGCTTCTGATTGATACCAAATAGCTCTTTGAGCAGTTGGAATTGCTCCATAATAAACAGTATGGATACCTGATTGAGTTCCTGTGGTGTCGATCTCTGCTCCACCAGGAGTAGCAGATAAAGTAAACGAATATGAATTGATTACATTCTTAACATAATAATAAAACCCTTGAGAAGCAGAAAGACCATCTGGGAGAGTTCCTGTTGAAGTAAATCTAACCATCTGATTAGCTACCATTCCATGGTCAATCCAAGTTACTACTCCAGGATTTGCGTTAGAAATTGTAACCGTAGTAGAATTTTCATTGCCAATTTCTATTCCTCCACCTAAAGCCATAAAAATAGAACCTGGGTAAGAGAAAGAATACGAAGCTGCTGGTGTTTTAGACCACCTTAAATAGGCAACATCATACCTATCCATATTCTGAACATTTGAACAAATCCAAACAGAAGTAGTATTAGTAGCATCACCAGAAGCAGTTGTAGAACTCAGAGTAACATTTTGGTCAATCGTTAAGTAATTTTTGACTATAATTATATCATTCCCTGTAGAAAACGATTTGATATTATCACACCAAATTGCGTAAGAAATATTAGTTGGAGTTACAAGGTCAGAACTAAAAGCATTCCAAGTCCCAGAGCCTGAACCGTGCATTATTTTTAATCTCCATTTCCCCATGGTAGTATCAACTGCATAAGGAGCATCAAAAGTAATCGGAGTAATATAAGTGCCACGATGTTTATAAGTTCCTGTTTGTATATTATCTCCATTAGTTATCTCGGCGACAGTTGCTGAATGATAAGCTCTTTGAACGCCAACAGTATGAGTACCTGTACCATTGGATGTTAAATTAAGGGCAGAACCACCTAAAGTAGTAGAAATTTTAAAAGTATTCGTAGCTGAAGAAACTACATAATATCTTGTAGTAGTCGACATTCCACCTGGGAGAGTTCCTGTTGTAGAGAAAGTGACTATATCATTATCTAATAATCCGTGAGAGTTTTTAGTAAAAGTATCAGTAGTATAGTCAACTGAAGTAATTGCTTGATATTCTTCCAAAGCAACGTGTATTGCTCTACTAGTCATTGCAGTCGTACTAAGACATAAAACAACACCTTGTACATTACCAGCGTGAGCAAAAGTAACATTGATGTTTCTAGCAGTTGCGAGAGTCAACGCTGAACCATTAACAGCTGCAGACAATCCTAAATTAAAAGTTTCCACTTCATAGAAGTTATTTGAATCAGAGAAATTGCTATCTTGTTTTGTGATTAGAACTGCCACACTATGTTTTGGTTATTGAAGTTATATAATTATCAATATCTCTTGCTATTGTTATTGTTGCTACAGTTGTACCACCAGAACCACCAGTTTTAAATATCATTGAGGTTATATATCCACTAGTACGAGTAATAGAAAAGTAATCGTAAGCTGAGGTAATCATACCAGCTACAGATACTAAAGTATCTTCAGTTGCAGGATTTATTGGTAATCCCAACTTATCTTTCAATCCTACTGGGTCAACCCCACCTTTATTATGGTATGACATACTAAATTATGATATCTAATGGTTTGTTCAAATATTTTTCCAAACCTTTTTTTGCTGTCATTAAATCTGTTTTCTTTGAATCTAACAAAAGTTCTCTTTTGCTCACTTCAGCTTCTCTTTTTGCTAAATTTTCTTCTTTTAAATTGATTTCGGAAGTAAATTTATTTTGTTTTTCCGATATTTCATCTATTAACGCCACCTTTTCAGATTTTAAAGTCTCTAAATCTTGTTTTATGTTTATTACTTCATTCAAAATAGACTCAAATTCAGAAATTTTTTCTTTTATTTTACTTTCTAATTGTTTTATTGACTCTTTTAAATCTTTTTCTTTAGCTTTCAATAAGTCAAGTTGTTTTTTCTGATATTCATTATCTTTAAATACTTTATCTAACTCTATTTTTTTATCATTAAGTTCATTGTTAATTAAACTAAGATTTTTTTCTACCTCTTTTACATCATTAGATAATTTTAACTCTTTACTTTGTAATTTAGATATAATTTCTTTATATTTTTCTACCTCTTGTTCTCCGTTTCTATTAACATTTAAGAGTAACTGCTCTGTAATCTTAACTTTTTCCTCTATTTTAGGTAATTCAAATAATAATTCTTGATGTTTATTTTCTTCTTTAGCTTTTAATTCAGCTAATTTAGCATACCCTTCTTTCAATAAATCGTATTTACTAGTAATTTCTTCTAATTCTTTGCTTTTATCTACTATTTTTTTACTCTGTTCCTCCGCTTCATTCAATTTTTCTGAATAATAAGAAATTTGCTGTAATAAATCAGTTTTTTCACTTCTTAATTGTTTAGTAGAAAAATTAGAGTAAGATTTAGACATATTGTAGCATTGCTTCAATTCCTAATAATGAACTTGTTAAAGTCCCAGTCCCTTTGGCACTAATTTTAACAAACTTTGCTGACATTGGCATTGTAATCTTGAAATTACCATCCTCAGTAGTAGTAAATTCACCTTTATTCATTGTGATGGTAGCACCAGAAACAGCAATATTGGTTTCTTGAACATAATTGGTCCCATCCAGAGAACTCTCTATCTTAACTTCTAATGAAGTCAAAGAACCTTTTGTATAATAAAAATAGGCAGCTAATTGATTATATTCAGCTACTCTACCTTCATCTTTACCTCCTCCTAAAACTGTTGCAGCTACATAACTATTTGTTAAAATAGCTGACGAACGAATTACTTTTGTGAAATTAGAATTGTCCATAGATTAAATTTAGTTAATAAACTCTGTAATACTCCCCATAAAGAGGAGTATTGAGAACTTATAAACAAGGAGATGTTGAGGAAGTCCAAGTCCAAAGTTGGTTATTTGTTGTTGAAGGAGTCAAAGTATAATAAATTGTACTAACTTTTACACAAGCACTCCCATCTACAACTACATCATCAGTTGAAACAAAATCACTAGAAGTAGTAATACCACTCATGGTGACAGTCCCTAATGCACTAGCTCCACTAACTGTCAAAGTAGACAATGAAGAAGTAACATATCCTTCTAAAGTGGCAGGAGTAAAAGTACCAGATACAGTCAAATTTTCCATTGTAGATGTTCCCTTAGCCTGTAAGCCTGCACCAAACACAGAATAATTAGTATTATACTGACCACCTAATACATCATTTGGCAAAATATTTATCACACCCAACACCAATGCTACTACTGCAACAACTGGAAAAACGTATTTCATAGCTTTATGTTAAAATGTGAATTAAAGTGAAGTTGCCAAAATGCGACCATCAACCAACATATCTTTATTGTTGTTCCAAGTCTTTAAGCCATAGAGCATCCAAGGAGCAAAGTTCTTGCCTAATTTGTCAGATACATCTTTGATTTCAACGCTAGGTTCTTTCTGCATCACAAGTGCAGTAGCACCTTTTTGACCGAACAATAAGTGTACAATTTCAGCTGACCAAGTTCCTTGAGCAGTACCACCACCAACTGTCTCTCCTAAACCAGGACCAACCAAAGACATATAAGTAGTTCCATCAGTTGCCACCAAACCCTCTAAAGCGGCTTTTTGTGCAGATGATAAGGCAACGTGGTTAGCAGTAGTTGAAGTTGGATTATTAATCAAATCTACCAAATTAGCAATGGTAGTAGCAGTATTGGTAGTCTGTAACACATTTCCAGCAGTTGTCCCGATAGTAGAAACAAAAGTGAAAGTAACACCACCAATGGTTAAGGTTTCACCATTTGATGGGTTATCAGATGGAGTCCAAGTACCTGTATAAGTCAAGTTGTTTGAAATATACAAATCAAAACCAAAACGTGAACCAATATAACCATTTTCCATTACCTTGTCGCCAATTTGAGTATCTTTACCAGCAGTATATTGCTGTAAGACTTCCAAGATAGCTGGACCAATAACAGCAAAACGATTTTGAGCTGATACATTCAAAGAATTCAATTTGCGGCCAGCAGCAGTAAAGATCTTGTTGATATTAGTTGTGTCTGGGCTGATAGAAGTACCAGCAGAACCACCTACATCACCAGCATCGATGTAAGATGTAGCATTAGCATATTCAGCTAATACATCAGCATCTACGAAACGATTTAATTTATCCATTGCCTTTCCACTAAATTCATCAGCAGCAGAATAACTATTTTGGATTTTGTCCACATCATCAATATAGAAAGGAGCTACACGAGCAGTTGATACTGTTAAGGTATCATCAGTTGCACTCACATCTTGTACGGTAAAAGCAGTACCTTTAGTGTAAGATTGACCTACAACATCAGATGAATAAGGACGATGAATGGTATCACCACTTGATAAACCAGCTTTTTCAGAAACATCACACAAAGCCATTGCGACTAAGTTTTTCTTGCGATATTCCTGCATTTTCTTTGACCAGTATGCTTTGTTAAGCAAACCATTTCCTAGAGAATTACTCATATTTATAAATTATTTGATTTAATATACTTTTGAAATTCAGTAAACTCTTCGCTAGACATATTTTTAATTGCTTGTTCGTCGTTGTCAGCTATAACACGAGCATAATCAATTCCCCCTTTAGATTGTCCTCCAGTACCACTTTCCACCGTTTTAGTTTTAGTAGGAGGTTTTAATCCTTCTACTTCCTTTAGATAAACATAGACAGCAGATAATGGAGACTGATGAAACTCTTTAGAGAAAGCAAGATTTTTTATATTTTCCTTAATAGACTCAATATGCTCTTTTTCATCAGAATATTTATCTACTAGTTCAGAATATTGTTTATTCCATATTTTCTCTTGCTCTACTTCTTCATTATCTCGTTTAGCTTTTTCAGCGACTTCATTAAGCTGATTAAATTTGTCAGCGAATTGTTTTTCAAGACGACTATAAGCACCTTTTTCTATTAAACTAACAAGTTTTGCTGTCTGTTCGGCATCATAACCGTTCTCTTCAGCATAAGCTCTGACTTCGTCAAGAGCTTCTTCTTGTTTAATCTCGTTCATTGTAGTCTGAGGTTTAGATTTAAAAATAGCTAACTCTTCTTCTAATTCCTTCATTCTATCACGAATTTTAAGATGCTTCTCTAGTCTCACGAACTTCGGTTGTCGTTCAGGACTAGTGTTGTCTTCTTCAACATCAGATTCATCAGGAAGCATAACTTCCTCTTTGATTTCTTCTGTTGGTTTTACTACTTCTGCCTTTTCCTCTGGCTTCGCCACCTCTGGCTCTACTTTTGGTTTTTCGGCTTCAATAGCGTCTAGAATTGCCTGTTGTTCAGGTTTCAATTCTTCTGTGGGAGACTTAATCTCTAACATATAAGATTTTATTACGAGTTGACTCTCGGTGACAAACCCATAAGGTTTAGTCCTCTAAATTTAAATAAGTTTTAATCTGTTCTCTAATTGCCTCTAACTGACTTTTACCCCCTAATAATGTCCTTAACACAGTAATCCAAGCCTTTCTTTGTTTTAATAAATTTAATTTAACTTCATCTTTTGCTTGCTCGTCCATACACAAACTATCAATCTTTTCTATATAACTAAGGACTTGTTTAACTAACTTCTGCACTGGAATACTCATTGCAAACTTTTCTAATTCTGTGTTTTCTATAATTCGTTTCTGTAAATCTTTTAATTCAAGTGAAACTGACTGAGAATGTTCACCTCTTATGTCAGCGTATTTATCCTTCAGTTTTTCTAATAAATCTAGCATATTTTACACATTACCTACTAATGATTGTGGCTGTAAATTTTCTTCAGGTAATTTATTCATCATTTCTTGTCCCATCTCTGGTGATTTACCTAATTCAGATTGTCCAATTTCTGGCAAAGCACCCATGCTAGCTTTAGTATACATAAGATTTTCAACCATATTCTGCCTAGCAATAGGCACTTCTAACTTCATGTGGTTAATAATTCTCTGATGTACTTCTGGCTTTAAATTATTTGAACGAATAAAATCTAAATGCTTACGTATATGACCTGTGTCAGCGTTGCGATTAGGTTCTATTACTTTCTTCAACATTTTTTCATTTTCTTCTGCCGCTTGTAGGGCTACTTCCTTATTAGCAAAGTTTTGTGTATCTAATAAGTCATTAATCTCTGGACTCTCAAATCCAGCTATCTCTAGTATCTTTCTATTTAAAGCTTTTGGATTAAAGTTAGGATTCTGAATATTAGACTGTAAAACAGTAAGTTTTTGTTTTGTTAAACGAGCATCAGCAGAAAGTTCAGCATTAGCACCAATAATCTCAATATCAAAGTCTGTATTTAAATCGCTTTTAACTAATTTATCCCAAGTAACTCCTTTTTCTCCTATCATTTTAACAGCCATTTCCTCGTTTAAATGCTCTTTCAAACCGTTTAAATACCTTTTACCCATCTTTACCCAGAAACGCCCATAGGACTTATTAAACAGCCCCATACGGTCTGCTGCCATAGCCAATTCACCTTCCATAACTCCAACTTTTTTGTCATTTTCAGCTAAGCCTTGAGTAGCTGGTGTGATACCAGAGTTTTTGCTTTTCTCAGTATCTAAAATGTTATAAAGAACTTGTGTATCTCCTAAAGCAGGATAACGGAATTCATAAATATTGTCTTGGATACTCTTATTATTCTCCCTTGAATTAAAGGGTACTAATCCACCCCAACGTGGCTCAAGTAGTGCAGGATTAGGGAAAGCGTTTATATCATAAGCTTTCATCCCAAAGTTGTTATACATTCTGTTATCAAAGGCTTGAGAAATGAGCAGAGATTTAGCTTCAATAGTCTCTCTAACTTGGTCAGCTGGTGATGGAGTCCAAAATTCAAACATATCAGGATTAGTAGCCCAACTATCAAGAGGATAAAGTGGGTCTCCATTAGCATACTCAGGTGTGGTAAAAATCTCTTTTAGCTTCTCGACTCTTAACCATTGTTTTGAACGATGGTCAAAAGTAACTAAATAACGAGTTCCTTTGTAAGTTGTATACCATTCACAAAGTTTTAAAGTTTCTTCACTTTGATATTTATCAGGTGTAAGTCCAAGTACCGAAGCTCTGTTTCTTTTTTCGTTAAGTTCATTATCATTCTTTTCAATCTGTTCTCTTGAAAGTCCTAGTTTAGCAAGAACTACCTGTCTAGCGTCATAAAGAGAACTATTTTCTAATTCGTAAATTGATTTAAAAATATTGTCGTGTCCACAAAATTTGCCTTTCTCAATATCCTCTCCACCAGCTAACGGGTCAACTAATAAGTCATAAACATCAACCAAACAAAGATTAGACGAATATTTTGGGTCAGACTCGGCAAAATATTTATAGCCTGTACGTCCATATAAACCACACTGTTTCTTTCCAAGCAAGTCCTTATAAGCCCAGTCTCCTTGTGTAATAGAACTATCCTTCTCCCAAGCCTTACTAACTTTCTCTGCTTTACGTGTATCAGCTTCATCTGTAGGGGTAAACTTAATCATTGGTGCATCATCAATCTTAGAAAGCAATGTATCAATAAAACCTTGCATTTCTCCTAAAAGGATGTTATGCCTACCTTGAATCTCTTTCTTCTTACGTTGTAAATAAAGGTCTTCGTTCTTATGCCAAGAAGATATACGTTGTGAACGATATCTAAGTGCAATATTATATTCTTTTAAGGCTTGTTGTAATATTAAATCTTCAATCATATTTTATGAACCAATATCAAAGATTGATTCCATAGGTTTCTGTTTATATATAGTTTGTTGTTTTGGAGGTTCAGCTATTTTATTTTGATACTGGCAACTATCAGCTACGTCATCGTGTAATCCTTTAGGGAACTTCAATAATTCTTCTTCTAGCTCTTGGCAAGTACCTGTAATATGATAAATTTGTCCTGCTTCATATCTAGGAATTAAACCTCTAATACGAGTTTCTTTCATTATCCCACCATGTTTTAGTTTGATTATATAAGGATATTTATTTCTAATTCTACATTCATCTTGGAAAAAAGGCTCAACTGCTTGAGTAAACGCACCCTCTTCAATGCCAATCTTTTCAAATCCTTCATCGTGCATTTGGAATATCAAATTTATAAGTTCTTTACTATTTATTTTATAGCGTCTAGCGTCTAAATGCCAATCATTTGTCTGCGATACATAGTTCTTGGTAATACCTGTGAAATCACTCTCAGCGTTCTTAGTAAGAGCAGAGTCTATCGTAGCAAACTTCCTTGTTCTCATCTTATTTACTTCTTCTTGTGTTTTATATTTGAAATTCTTTTTAAAAAACTCTTGTGAACTTTCATCTATAGGCTGGTTAAGCATTTCAGCAGAATAGACTAGTGAACCAAATTGCCTTTTCTTATCCTCAAGGCTTATTTTGTTAGTCCCCTTGGCTTCCTCATCGGTCATTACATATTTATCACCCCAAGTAGGTTTACCACCTTTTTCAACAGGAACACTTCTAACTAACAACTTTTTATCTATCTTTGCTCTATCAATCAAAGTTTGAATTGAACCATATTCTGTAATGTAGTTGCCTAAATAAATTATCTTAGCACTACCATCTAAACCTGTCTTAAATTCATCTATATGCTTGATAACCTGTTCTGTGTAGGCTTTAGAATCTTTTGTCTTATTAGTTTCAAAATCGTCTAGTAAAAGAAAATCTGGTCTTTGATGCCCGTGAATACGACCTCTAACTGATTCTTGTGTACTATGGGCTTCTACACGAACTCCATTATTTGTTATAAAGTTAGATACTCTCTTTTGAGTTACCTCATCAGCATTCCTCTTAGCATTATACATTTCACCAAAGTCTGCTTTATATCTAGGATTAGTTTGCATTTCAACTACTACATCAAACAATATTCTTTCAGAGTTTTCTTTATCAAAACTATCTACGTTAATATACTTTCGTTTCTTATAGGTTATTAGCCATAATAGAAAAATCTTAGCTAAACTTGTCTTTGAACTCTCACGAAACATTAACCATAATAACTCTCTGTACTTATCTGTCATCAAATCATTTAAGTCTTGGAACATCTCAAAGTGGAAAGGAGCAAATCTATACTTTATGTAATCAACAGCGTAGTAAACAAAGAAGTATTTGAACTCTCTTTCACACAGATAAGTCCTCTCCGCTACTGTACCCGTTATTATTTTGTCCATTACTGCTTTGTTTATCATAGAGTAATTCTTCTAGTGAGGCTATCTGTTTTGCAGTTAAACCTGCTATTGATTCACCATTTGTCTTTATATCTACATTCTTTGAGAGTTGTAATACATAGTCCATAAACAGTTCTGCCGCTTTATTATCACTCTTTGCTCTTACTCCAAGATTCTCTAATATATCTGCTGTATATTTTTTGGCTAATCCTAGCGATAATTCTAATATCTTTTTTTGATTTTCTTTTTTTGCAACGTGGTAATAATAATTACTTTCAGGAATATTCCATTTTAAACAAAATTCCTTTGTAGTTTCCTCTCTTAAAGGTTCTGGGGTTGCTTGTCTTTCTATCATCTCATCTATCCAAGTTTTTTCTTCCATATAAAAACTGTGCCTTCAGTAGCACAGTCTTGTTTCCAATATGGGAAGAGAATCACCAAGTCCCACATCAGAAGCCAAGCTTGTTGCTACCGAAGTGTTATGGTGATTCATTAAATTAATTACATCTCTCGTTTATATTTCTTTTTACTTTTATCTGCGGCTGAAAAAGCAATAGCAATTATTTGTTTTCTACCTCTAGGAGTTCCATTAGCTCCTTTTGCTTTACCAGTTTTTTTATTATCTGCGTATAATTCAGAAATATTTTTTGAAACATTTGAACCTAGAGACATATATTTAAACTTTAATAAATCTTTCAGGTTGTGAGTCAACTACTGATTGATTATGATAATGTAATCTTTTACCACTTGACTTATCAATTAAAACATCACCAACTTTAAAAGTTGTTGTTTCTACAACTCCTAATAATACTTCCTTTACTCCAGTTTCTAATTCTTTTTCTTTAATCTTAACCAATTTTGGTTTAACTTGACTAACTTTTTTAGTTATTTTCTTCATACTTTGTATCATAATAGATTAACTTTGCAGGAATCTGCAATAATTTAATTTTATGTTTTTTTTCTAGTTTTTGAAATTCTTTCATAAAGACACTATGTCTTCTTTCATAATCAGCTTGTTTTTTCTTATCTTCTTGACTAACTTCTGATTGAGTTGTTAGTTCCAAATCAGTAATTTCCTCTTGTGGTGGTGAAATCTTTTTGTTTTTTACCATATAAATTTATAAATACAATAAATAAAACCAAACAAGAAAACTACTAATAAACCTATACTTATCCAATCAAACCTACCTCTCTGACATCTAGGGCAATTACCATCTTTATCAAAGACTACGAAGTTAAAATCATTATAATTATCTCCGCATTTTTTACATTTCATATTTCTTTACCTCTGGAGGTACAAAAACAATATATAGTTTACATTTCTTGCAAGACCATTCTTTATCCATTTTAGCACCACATTCAGGACAATTTAAGTAATTCAAAGCTATTGTAAATGGGTCTTGGTTTTTTTTAACTATTACTTCTATCTTCTTCATATCATCATTAGGCGGCAGAAAAGGATGTAGCAGATGCCGCCTCCACAGACTAAATAGTCTATGCTTGTTTGCTACCTAATAATGATAGTTTTAGTTTTGTTTGAAATCTTAGTTTATTACAATATTCTAAGTTTTCGTTTATCCACATACTCAATCTCTTAGCACTCCAATTACCAATAAAGTCTACTCTTTCGTTATTTAGGCTTTTATTTTTATTCTCAGCACATTTTAGGCAATAACCATCTAATCTTCTAGTGTAAATTGTTTTACAAAATTTACAGAGCATAAAATAAAAAAAGCGGGCTTCTAATAGACCCGACTAGCAGTTTTTCTTTTTCTTTTTTGAGACTTTAGCCATAGCGACAAGCAAACTGGCAAGTAATCCCGCCTAATAACAGATTATAACCGATAAAGCCGTACGAGTCAGTTCAGTTTCTAACCTGTTATTAAGCTACTACATATCAAGTATATACCTTATTTTTATACTTGTCAAACCTTAATTATTTAGCTACACTAAGCCAAGATACTTACTATTACAAAACTTATCCACATAATACAACTTAACCATCACATATTTCAATATTTTTTATTACAAAATGAAAGTGTCTATGACATTGTCTACACAAAAGAATTAAATTATTAGGTGCATTATTATTTGGATTTCCATCAATATGATGGATTTCTAATTTATTAATTTCCTTATTTTTACATACTTCTCCCCATTGGCATTGATTTTCATCTCTATTAAAAATAAATTCTCTTGTTTTTTCTTTTAATGGTTTGTAGTTTTTCTCTATTTGAAAAACTCTTTGTCTTGATATACTAAAAAAATTGCCAATAGTACCATAACTCATACCTTTTCTTCTCATATTTATTATTTTTTCTAATCTAATTTGTTTATTCATAAAATAATTTTAATATTACATTTTCTAATAAAGTTTATCATACCTCTTAACATTTGTCAATAGTTATCCACAGCCTTATTTTTAATCTATTGACAAACAAGCTAGCTTGTGTTATAATACATTCATCAGAGTTAGGGAACGATTTATATCGCTAACTCATCACACCACACGGCAAGGGTGGGAATGACAGAAGTTTTGCATGGACTTGATGTTATCTCTCACCCTTAGCCAGTCGGTGTTAACTAAAATAATATGTGTTCACCAGACGAACAATTATATCAAATGCCTGCTGTTGAACTTTATGAGTTATATCAAAATCATCATTGTAATGATAAAGAAAACTGTAAAATTCATCAAGCAATTCTAGCTAGAAAATTAATACCTCCAGCTAAAGAAGAATGGTTGGAGGAAGAAATTAACTTTTAATTATATGGAATACCAAAACAAAAAACAAATAAAAAGAGTCTATATGACTCACAAACGTAAACTTCAATTATTACACGCTAAGATATTATT